AAATAGTGGTGATATGGTACATGAGCGATGTTCACGAACGAGCGTTTTTATTGGCCCTCGAACATGTGTAAATTGTCTTGACATATATACCAAATTGGTATATTATAAACTTCAACAATTATATACAATATAAGGAGGTATAATAATGCAAAAAAAGCCAACAATTAAGATAACTATTCATACTATAATGCACACTTTCAATTTATCAATTAAAGAGGTATCTGATCAATTTGGAATACCTTATAGAACTGTTCAGAACTGGGCTGGCGGTGTATCAGCACCACCCAATTATATCCTTATCATGATGTACAATTCATTGGACATGCTAAAGTTAAATCAAATTAATGATATAATTATAAACGAACTCATGTATAAAATAGAAAAGGCTTCCGACTATCTCCACGACGATAGACCAGCTGAAGCTATGAGTGTACTGGATAACTAAGGAGGATAATATGAAATATTTATTTAACTTTATTTCATTGGTTGGGGTACTACATTATTATAATCATAATCTTTACTTATTTGGGTTATGTAGTGGTATACTCCTCGCAACTCTAATTATGATCCTGAAGGAGGTAAAACATGGCCAAAAAGAATAAACTAACTCCATCCCAATTACAGCTTGAAAAGGATGTGAAGCGTATTAATGAGCGTATTAATGAGATAGCTAAAGCATTTGGTACTCAAAGCTACGCTTATAATGAATGGTATTCAACGCTAAAGTTATCGATACCCGAAAAGTATCGTACTACTTCTAAGCATGGTATTATTCAAATAGCTAGATCTAAAGAGTTTTATCAATCATCATTAAGGAAAAAAACTAAAATGGGAATCAAGCGACTTCTAGGTATGAAGACCAAAGGCCAACTAATGAAAGAAGCTAAGGAGTCACTAAAGAGTGAAGGTAATATTAAACCTACAAAAGTTGAAATAGAAGATAGAGCTAAAATTATTGATGAAATTAACAAATTTGTTTCAGAAAATGAAGATATGTTTTATCAGCCTAAGTCTTCAGTAGTTTATAATATTATTCATATTACTGGGCGTAAAAAGACTTACGTTGAACTTAAACAAATAATTGACGAATATAGAAAGCGATTAAAAGAATCCGGTGGTTTGTTTAGTGATCCATTTGAAGGACTTTAGGAGGTATAAATGTTTACTTGGTATAAAAATTTAACAGTTGACATAATACAACAACATAGCATTATAAGTCAGTCACTAGGTGTAGGGCTAGGATCTAATAGACATTGGTACACTCCACAGTGCTGTGGCTTTGACATAGAGACTACTTCAGTAATAACTAAAGACTACGCTCACGCTTATATGTACATTTGGAGTTTTACCATAAATGACTTAACAATCTTAGGATCATATTGGGAGGAGTTTCTTGAGCTGTTGGATTTACTAACTAAGTTCTATAATCTAAATGAAGATAATAGACTTATGGTATTTATAGCTAACACTTCTTTCGAGTTTCAGTTTTTTAGAAAATGGCTAAATGTTACCGATTCATTTTTTATAGAAGAAAGAATACCACTATATTTTATTCATAATGAAGTTATTGAGTTCCGTGATGCTCTTCAGGTTTCAGGTGGTAACTTAGACTACTTAGCTAAGAATTATACAACCACCCAGAAGTTAATTGGTGACTTAGATTATTCAATCCCAAGAAATCACCGTGACGCTTATAATATGACTCCTGAAGAGTACCAATATGTTATTAATGACACTAAAATACTGGCTGAATACATGGAGTACTACTTTAAAACATTTATTCCAAAGGGCTTCTTACCACTAACAAAGACTGGTATACTCAGGAAAGAAGTTTTACAGCGAGCTAGACAAACATGTAAACGGGAAAAAGTTAAATTACAAAATCTAATGGTTGCATTTCATCCCTCAGAGCCTTTATATGATTTAATGATGAAGTGGCTATTTAGAGGCGGTTATGTTCATGGTTCTAATTATACAGTTGGTCAAGTATTAAAAGACCGTGCTGGAGCTGATATAACAAGCTCATATCCCAATGAAATGAATACAAAAGATAATTATCCAAAAGGTAAATTTTACCGTGTTAAAGATACCAGCATCGAAAACTATTTAAATTTAATAAAAGACTGGGCTGTTATGGCTGTAATTGATTTTTATGACATTGATGTTAAATTTGTACATACCATTGAGTCTAAAAACAAAATTATTGAAGCTGAAGAAGCTCATTATGATAACGGCCGAATACTAGATGCTAAGCGTGTGCGTGTCTTTATAACAGAGCTAGACTATGATATTTATACTAAGTTCTATACTTGGAGCAAAATGGAAATTAGACATTGCTGGAAAGCTAGAAGGGGAAGACTTCCAAGGTATTTACTAGATACACTCAATTATTACTATCAGGAAAAAGCTAAGCTTAAAATGACCGGACAAAAAAAGACAAAAAAATATTCATTATCTAAAGAGATGGTTAACGCTGGCTACGGTCTTACAGTTACCAGAATGCGAAAGACTACAATAAATTATAACTCTTATACAGATGAATATGAGGAAGATCACAGCTTTGTATTTAGTAAAGAAGTAAGCAATCTTTCTCTTCTTCCTCAGTGGGGTATCTGGATAACGGCTAACGCAAGAAATACATTACTTAACATGGTTTGGATGATAGAATCACACGCTCAGGAACTTGGCCGTGATAGTGATTGTGATTATGAGGATACCGATTCTATTAAATTTGCTCATCCAAAAGACCACTTACCAATAATAGAAGAATACAACCGTAAACAAGATGAAAAGATAAAAGCATTATGCAAGGAATACGGCTACGATTACCAGTACATGAAGGGACTGGGCAACTTCGATATTGAAATGTCATACATAAAAAAATTTAAGCATTTAGGTGCTAAAAGGTATGTATTAACTTACTGGGATTCTGAAGCTCATGAATATAAGACTGAGACTACTATTTCAGGTTTACCAAAGCATAGTCTTATTCAATATTGTAAAGCTAACCATATTTCAGTATATGACGCATTTAATGACAATATGAGAATACCAGTATATGACACTAATAAGTTGGCCAGCATCTACAATGATGAACCACATAGCGACATAGTAAACGGCGAACTTATGGAAGAGCAAAGTTCTGTTTGCTTAGTACCAATAGAGTTTACACTTAGTATAAAAGATGATTATATGGTATACATTGACGAAGCTGAAAAACGAATGAAACAAGGTATAATATAAGGAGGTATAAATGAAAACTAAATATATAGATAATAACCCAGAACTTGGCATCGAATACGACTACAAACTTATTATGAAAGAAATCAAAAAGCTAGGACTTTACCCCAAGCGTTCTAAGAGTGATGTCTGGAATCCTTCACACTTACCATTTGACAAAGCTAAATGGTTCGTGCTGATGTCTATCAGATCTAAGGGAAAAACTACCAACTTACTTTTAATGGGCTTAATAATGAACAAGCTATATGGTACAGTTACACAATATATTGTACAGTCTGAAAAGCTGTTAGCACCCAAGAACACCAAAGGACTTTATAGAGTGGTAAATGAACTTGGTTACATTTCAAAGATAACAGAAGGACGCTGGAGCTCCATCGTGTTAAAAGCTAGAAGATGGTATTATTGCAACTATGACGACTCTGGGAAGATAAGTGAGATGAGTGACGATTATGTTTGTATTATGTCCTCAGTAGATAAACAAGAAGACTATAAATCGGTATTGAATGAACCAAAAGGTGACCTAGTTATCTATGACGAGTTTATAAGGAACTACTATATGCCGAATGAATTTATTGAGTTTTCTCAGCTCTTTTCTACAATTCGAAGAATACGGCAATCCCCTATTATAGTTATGCTGAGCAATACAGTAAACTTATACAGCCCATATTTCAACGAGCTGGAAATAGCTGACAAAGTCCGTCTAATGAATAATGGAGACAAAGAACTTATAACTTCTTCTGGAGGTACTAATATTTATGTCGAAATAATAGACCCAGCACAAAGTCAAGCAAGAATAAAATCCGATAGAATGTTCTTTGGATTCAAGAATCCACTACTTGGAGCAATTACTGGAACAGCAACATGGGCACTTAGGAACTTTCCACACATTGAACGAAATGAAAATACAAAAGTTCTTTCCAAAAACCACTATATTAGTTATCAAAATAAGCTGGTAAACTTGGAGTTAGTGCAAAGTGATGTAGGGTTATGTGTACATTGTCACTGGGCTACAAAGACATATGAGGACAGTATAATATATACTTTAGGTGATATTAGAAGACCATTAGACCGTTATAAAATCGGTTATACAAAAATGGACAAAGTAATTTGGACATGTTATAAACAGAATAAGTTCTATTATGGTACTAACGATGTTGGCGGATTAATTGACGCTTATGTTACAGAAATTAAAATGAACTAAATGAAAAAGGCAAGGATTAATAACCCTTGCCTTTTTCTTGTACCCTAGTTTAATTGTGGTTCGGTTAATTATGGAGTGAGGTATAAACTCCAGTTGACACCTTTATATTATAGCATAACGAAATATTTGTCAAAGAATTTTTTAATCCACTCATAACCCAAGTTGTGGATTCTCAGCCCGAACTCTTCTTCAATCATCTGTGTGCTGGTCGTAACGCCGATATTACCAAACATACGGGCCTCATGAGTATCAGTTACTTCATTATATGTATGTGTATTTGTATACTTATTATCTTTACGCTGTATATTATGATTATTGTATGTTCTTTCGGTTGTACTTTTAAATTTATCGTATTCAGTAGTATCTCGCTCCTGATAATCATCATATTCACGCTGTAAAGTGTTAACATTTTCGTCATAAATTTCTTTTTCTTTATTTCTCCAGTTTGGACTGTCCATTGTTGAAACCTGATGAGTGATAGCATCTTCGTCTTGAGTGTTTACATCAGTATAACCGCCACTTATATTTTTAGTATTTATAGTAGTTCCTTCTGGAGTCGTAACATCCTTATAACTTCCAGTGGTCTTCTCATTACTTTCCTTTTCTCCGTGGTCTTCGTCTTCAGATCCTGTTCTAACATCCTTCCAACGTTCTGTTCTATCGAAGTTATAGACCGGCACATAATCCCAGTAGTATCCTTGTACTATCTTCTCTAAGTTCTCTTTTTCTTCCATTTGGAAGATGCGCCACATATTATTAAACTTGAATATTACTTCTTCATCTGTAAGCTCCTTAAAGCTGATCATTGAATAAGAATAAAAGAAGTACTCGAAGTATGATTTAAACATATTATCATCTAACACATTAATGTACTGTACTTCTTCGTTTTCATCCTTAAACTTAGTTGATAAAATATGAGGCTGTGAGTCCATTATCTCGACCATATGGTCAGCCAGATCTATTAAAATTCTATTCTTCATCTTGTTCCTCCTCTCCAGTCCTATCTCCAGAACCATCTCCAGAACCATCTCCAGAAGCTTCTCCAGAACCATCTCCAGAACCATCTCCAGAAGCTTCTCCAGTTTCTTCTCCAGTTTCATCTCCAGTACCATCCTCAATAAACTCCTCATCACTCCGCTCAGACTCTGAAATAAATTTTGAGTATTCGAGTTCCCACGCTGGCGAAAACTTAACAGATATGTTAGTGCCGAACATGTCGTTAACTTCTTTGATCATTTTCCTTCTATAATATAGCATGTTAAGTGCAAGGGTAAAGCTGGAAGAAGTAGAGCCGTTTACTTCGTCAACAGTTTGCTGTGCAAGCTTACTTGAACCATGATCTGATAGACCGTATTTAGTATGGTAGATTCTTTTGACATCCTCATAAGCTTTAAGAAGGTACTGGAGTTTATCAATCTCCTTAACATCGGTCAAGTTGAATGTCTTTGTTCCTCCACCTTCCAGTTCCTCGAGGATGTTTTCACTGATAACATTTACCATCTTACCATCATCAATATCATTGAGGAGCTGTTCAATTGCATCTTTTTCCTTAGAGTCGGCAGCTTCGAAGATTGGTGCAAGTCTTGCATAACGTATATTAAATAGAAGAGACTTTTCTATTTCAGTAAGTAGATAAGGAATAAACTGAAAGTCGAAATCAGGAGACATAGTTGAGTTATTGTAACCAACGACACCATTAACACCAACCTTAAAGCTAATAGTTCCTATCTCAGGATCATTACAAGTTCCAAGGTATTCCTCACCGAGCCCGTATAGTTTAACTTGGCCACTTCTTCCACCTTCCAGAACTATAATACCTTTTTTGGTCTTTGTCCATCCAACTGTACCATTATAATTAAGATACATTTCAAGAAAGTTCTCTTCTATAGTGTCAGGAAGTCCATCATACACAAACATGTTTGTATTAAAATTCTGATAATCAAAGAAGTGTGATAGAAAACGCTCTTGAGGGTTAAAAGCCCAGCCGTCTTTAATCATTTCTTTTAATAGTCCATATGGTGTAAGCATATAGTCTTTATTTTCTCTTGCCATATTAACCTCCTATATTTGGATTGTTTTGTACTGGATATTGACTTAATATAACATCACAATTTACTAATATTAAACTACCGTATACATTACCAGCATCGTAAGCATATAAATTATTTTTATAATATCTAAAAATTTGGGCTGTCGTATCAATTCCAATTTGATTATACGATGTAGTTTGTGAACTAGAATTGAATACTCTCGCATATGTGTTTACAGTAAGATTAATTAATTTGTTTTTTATAATTTCGTTATCAATATCATTAAAAGAAAATGTTGTGTTTATATATAAACCATTAAATACTAATATATTTATACCACTGAATACATTTTCATAAAGTCTAATTTGGTCGTTATTAGATGTATACATGTTACAGTTTTGTGGTATATTAACAGTTACTGGGCTGAAGCCGTCAACTCCTTCTGGAGCTGTATAAGTGCCATTTACTGTAATATTCTTAGGTTCAATTACTGGCTGAACATTAACAGTTACTGGGCTGAAGCCGTCTACTCCTTCAGGAGCTGTATAAGTGCCATTTACTGTAATATTCTTAGGTTCAATTACTGGAAGTTTTACACCAGTAGAAAGAACTCCGATAAGATTAACTTCTTGCATTTGATGTTCCTCCTTCTATAATAAAAATTCCCTGATCTAGAATAGTATAGTAATTATTATTATTTTCTAGTCTTACATCGTAGAAATATTCTCCAAAATTAAGGCCAATAGTGTCTACTTTGTTTAGTGTTAGAGTATTACCGTTTACAAAAAATTTTTTTAATTCATAATAATCATTATTTATATCAGGTTTTACTGTAAAAATAATATGATCGTTTTCACTTGGTGTATATACTGTTGTTCCGTCCGCTTCATATATAGTTAAGTGTATAACGCAAGAATCCCCTCTGGTAAACCTGATAGTTTTATCTTTAATATTAACCATATTAACCTCCTTATACCCAAATTCCTTCAGTTTCTAATAAAGAAATTATTTCTTTTCTTTCATCATCTGTACAATGAATATTGTTAGCCCAGAAAGAGCCTTTTCTAGCTTTAACAAAACCACTTGTATAAGATAACTTAGTCATTTTATTGGAAGGATAGCCGTATTCAGTTTCATACTTATAATTATTATTGTAGTATGGTTCTGACAATGCTGGCCGTTCTATAATCAAATAAGGTTCTTGAATACCCATATAACCAAAGTTAGTACCTATAGAACCAGAATGTTGCACATTTACTTTTTGACTCATAACACTCTCAGCCATGCCAGTAACAGAAGCGGGTGACGGTGCTATCATACCGCCAGCAATTCCCAGTACTGATTGATATGTGTTTCGCCAGTCTGTAGCTGTTAATGATAAAGGTAAAAATATATTACCATTAAACTGATAAAGAAAACTATTGAGATTTGAGTAGTTACCTGAACCGTATTGAGCTCTTGACGGTCTAACCATCGCTACACACATACCACTCATAAGATCAACCCTATACCTTAAGGTTATAGTACAACCGCCATTATTATTTGATATCATAAATTCATCAATATTTAAATCATAGAGCCCACAATATGGAATATAAATTTTTAGCTTAGTGTAATTAGAATAATCTAAAGCGTTACCCCAGTACTCACCTAGCTTACACTCATAATCAAACTGTCTAAAGGCTTCATTTGTGTAATCACTAGTTATACCTGAAGATACACCTCCAAATGTAATAGCACTGGATCCAGACGCTGTTATACCAGCAAGTCGACACACCCCCAAGTTTTGAATATAATCCATTGGATTGCTCCACATTTTTTTAAGTTGGTCGATTGTACTTTGTGTAATATCAGTAAATACATAATGTGAAAAGGCAGTCATTACTTGCTGTGTTGGTAGGTAAATTCTAGCTATACCAGTTTGAAGAAAGTTACTTGATGGAGTGCCACCGGTGTCAACATCGTCACCGAGTGCGTTCTTGTCACCATCTCCACCGGGTGGGCCTCCTGAATCTCCATTTGGATCATCGTCTGAAATAGTTACAGCATCACTATTTTCAATAGGTACATAACCGCCGACTAGTTCACCGTTTGCTACTTCAATTCCTAAAAACCACTCAATATTAGTTATTACCCTACTTTGTTTCCATCGTTTCCATGGGTGTGGGTTAGAACTCGCTAAATTATCAGTCGTGTATTCATATAAGTAATGTAATCTCCAGTCTGATACTGAAGTTGATGCTTCAATCCATTGTTTTTGATTCCAGATGCCTAACCACTCATAATCATCACCAATATAACGATTAAGAGATCTACAATCAACACACTTAATTTTTATCTCAGATTCATAAACATGATTTACTTTTGGCGCATTTTCTTCGGTATAGTTCACATTGAAAAGAAATAACTCATTGTCAACTATTGGTAATTTTTCATCATTATTAATATGGCACCTAAAAGGTACTACTATACTACTTGAATAATATGTATACGTACTTCCTTGTATTATATCGTCAATATGATACAAACCGTAAAAGTTATGAAAATGGCATTCCCCAGAGTTTGGAGCTGACCATATAAAGCAACCTCCTGTCTCAAGTGATCCCCATAACCAATACTGACTTTGTAATATTTCAGCTACTTCAGATAAAGCTGTGTTAGCTTCGTCAAATGTTTCAAAACTCCACCCTAGTCTTGAAATAGCACTTGGAAGTTCTGAACTGTAATTTTTTTCAACTTCTTTCTTGAATTTATTAACTTTAATTGAAGTCGGGCAAACTGTCTCAATTGGTGCATACCCACTAATTCCCCAAAAATAAGTTACATAACCAAGATTAACACTTTGGCCATTATTGAAATTTAAATTTCTAAAACTTGTCATTTATACCTCCTATAGGCTTCCAGAACAAACCATAACTATTTGTTCTGTAGATTCCTTAAATTGTAAACCCGATTTAGGTGTAAACTTCTTAGTTTCAAATAGTGAATAATTGTACATCCTTAACTCTGGATCATTTAAGTAAAATGATGCTCTATTTTTATCAGATCTATCCATCACAATAATTTCATCTCCCAGCTCTTTTCTATGGCTCATTAGTACATCAACATGGCAATGAGCTATAATACGTTCATACTCAAAAGTATAATTATTAATATAATAATATCTATTAAAATCTTTAAGCCATATATAGTTAACTTCCATAACTCTAGTATTTGGAGCTAGAATAATATCTGGATCTATTACAGTAGTCGGTTCAATCAGTGTAACATCCAAACTATTACCGATTTGAGTAATATCTTTTTTCAAATATCTTTTATCGCTTTTATTAAAATATAATATTCCTTCCATTAATACCTCCTTAATAAAATAAGGGTGCTGGGTGATACCCAGCACCCAAAAGGTGAGAAGTGATATATAAAAATGTTTAGTCAAGAACTAATGCAACAATAGCAAACTTACTATCTAGTATATAGTTAACTAGTAAGTGGTGGAACTCGTTCCAGAAGTCGGCTGAAGCTGTGTACTGTGATGTTACTTTTCTTCTATAAGGGCAAACCCCCATAGCTCTATGATCATATATAACGGCTGCTACGTTAGACTGATTAAAGGCTTTTTTACCAATACCCAGCTTATTAGAAGCGTCGGCCGTAATTGCTACGCTAGAAACTGTATCCCAATCAAAATTAGTTACTACTTCACTTCCTTCATCTCCAGTAGTTGTTTTAAAACCTTGCCACATTGGAGTAGTATCATAATCCCCAAAACCAATTTCACCAAGGTTATAAACCTGACGCTTTCCTGTAAACTTGAGGAAGTTTTCAAACTGTGAAAGCATGATGAGCTTGTTATCCTCATCGCTTGTAAATGTTGGTATTGTACCATCGTTATAAGCTGAGTTGTATACTCTCATGTTATCCCTGATAGTCTTCATTCTTTCCATCGCAAAGATAGCGCACTCTTCAGAAGCTCTAAAGTCATCAGCTGTAGAACCAGCTTCAAGAAGCCCCTTGTCGATGGCTTCTGTTACGAGGTGTACGGCTGTGCTAGTACCACCAACCGAAACAGCAATTCCACAACTTATAAGCATGTGAGCGTAAGCCTGAAGACCAAGCTGTATTGTATTTTCAACCGATATTCTAATACCTGAAAGAAACTTGTTCATTTCATCCCAGCTAGTGAACGCTGTTTTAAGCTGATCTTCTACTATACTAATTGGTGTTGTGATACTCTTGGATTCTTCGAAAATCTTAGCTGATACCTTAGGGGCAAAAAATTTGTGATCGTTCTCGTAAATTAGGCCGTCAATGAGATTCCACATATCATCCTCAATGATATCCTGAGGAGCAAAGTAAACACGCTCAACGAAGGAGCCCCAGTCAAAGCTATCAACAAAAATTCCTTTAATACCTGAAGCTTCATACTTCTTTTCATCAATTACCAATTTAGCAAGTTGTCCAAGTAATTTCTTAGAATAAACATCAACAGTACCAACCTGAAGAACATCACGGCCAACATCAACAAGTTTGTAACTGTCAATCGCTGAGAAGTCTCCCAGATTATCCATGTATTCGGTACCCATAGTCTGGGCCACTGTCTTCTGAGTTAATTCAACTACATCAACATGTTTCATTAATTATTATCCTCCTTATGATTTAATCCAGTAATTTCCTGATCTGAAAGACCAGAAACTACTGGTTTTAAAAATAGTGCTCGTTCGGCATGTCTTCTAGTAACAAGACCATCTAACACTTTACCGTTGGCCTTATTATACTTAAGTATAGCGTCAGCTATTTCAGCTTTAGATCTAGAGCCTTGTGCTGTTAGCTGATTAATGCTGTTAACACCTAAATTATAGCCAAAAGAAAGTAAAGCACAAAATTCATTTTCATTCCAGTGATATTTATTGTCATATGATGCTACTTTAATATAAATTGGTGCTATATCATCATATAGTAAAGTCTCAGCCTGTTCTTGGGTTACAGTGTCACCCTCTTTCACTCCTGAAGTGTGACCATAGGCTATAGTTAAGATACCAGCCGGACAACGGTAAGCTTTAGTGCTGAAGCCTTCATACTTCTTTATTAATGCTATAGCCTTTGATATGTTTATTGTGTACATATGTATCGTTTATCTCCTGAAGTGTAACTTGTATGGATGTTAAGGTCTTAAGTAGTTCATTATTCCATCTATAATCCTTATATATGAAGTAAACTACTACACCAACAGCCACACCATTGTTAATTATAATATTGATTAAGTCATTCATATTATTACCTACAGTCCTTCAAACGGATCCCTTTCCTCACCCAGTTCTAAAATCTTGATAGCCTTAGGATATACAGACCCCTCTTTCTGGGTGATACTCATACGAATTTTAGAACCGATAGATCTTTCATTTTCAGTAAATTCCTCAAAAGTCATTATATCGTTTTTAATACCCATAACTGGAATGTTATAAATCGATGCTAAGTTAATATATCCAGTTCTATCCTTATACCATGCTGGGGTTAACTTATTACCAGCCTCTTTGTAAGCTATGATTTGATCATATGGTATATTATCGGACTGAACCGCTATACGATTCTTAACCTTGTCACTAAACTTAGTTTTACCAATATAGGCCGACTTAACGACTCCCTCAATAATAATGTTGTCAACTGACTTCTCTTTGTTCTCGGTATCCATGTTCATTACCTCCTTATTATATAATTATTGTACTGGCCTATTATAGGCCTAGTTATGGTATAACCTGAATATACACCAATTTGTCGATTATGTCAACATGTTTGGAGGCCGATAAAAAACGCTCGTTCGTGAACATCGCTCATGTGCCATATCACCACTATTT